AATACTTGTACACATTTCTCAACTTCGGAAAGAAGTTGGATTATGTGGATGAGTCCTTCAACAGCACCGCCTTTCGCGGATGGCTGGATGTTGAGAAGAGATTGTCCGATCTAACACTCCCCCGTAATCATGTAGAAAATCTACGTATGATAGCGGAAGTTGTGTTGCCCAATCTCGGTAATTATGATCCCTGGCCAAAACATGGCCCTGGATCTGTTGCCGAGCATGGGGTGACGCGCCTCGATGTTAAGCATAGCTTCATTGCCTATGATCGAGCGATAGATCGCGCGTTCTTCACTGGACATATAGCGAATTATGGTCTCAGTGAGGAGCGTGGTTATTCACCTGCCAGGATCACCCCAAATCCTGACGTGTGGATTGATAAAAAGCAAGCGACCTTTCCTCCTAGTCGTGTCCACTTTGTTCCGAAGAATCTCAAGGTTGCTAGATCCATATGTATGGAACCAGCGACCAAGATGTACTTCCAACAAGCTGTGGCCGACATGATGAGGATGGCGATTTCCGACTGTCTGCTAGGTAAACACATACACCTTACAGATCAGACGGAGAACCAGCGTCTTTGTGAGTTCGGTAGCTATACCGGCTCAATCGATACGTTGGATCTTAGTGCTGCTTCTGATAGTCTATCATTAGATCTTGTACGAAGGGTATTTCCTCCTTCGTGGAAGATCTTCTTGCTAGCTACAAGAAACAAGGAAGCGATAACTCCTGATGGGATTAAAATCCTTAAGAAGTTCGCCCCTATGGGGTCTGCTGTATGTTTTCCAACTCAATGCGTTGTTTTTGCATTGATAGGGATCTACGCAACATGCCTCTACGACACTAATACGCCAGTCACTGATGACACCTTTCTGCTGGGCAAGTCCAAACTCCGCGATGTTCTATCTAGAATATCACGATACCCTCGCGGGTATTCAAAGAGTAGGGGAATATACCAGCCACTTGGTGTATATGGTGACGACATCTGCTGTGACTCTCGATTCACATCAGTTGTCACCGCCTTACTTTCACTTCTAGGGTTTGAAGTGAACAAGTCGAAAAGCTTCACTGGTTCGCAGAGTTTCCGCGAGTCGTGTGGCGCCTTCTTCTTGTGTGGATATGATGTAACACCCTTATACTATAGAGTAAAAGGGGTCCGTCGGAAATTAACTCCCGAACACATCTATTCACAAGTCCACATCATAAATGAGG